TTACTATTGAAGGCAGAAGTAAAGACATTCAAATAAACAAAGGAATGTGGAAAGAACGAGGTGGAGTAATTATTGAAAAAAAGAAAGACTCTAATAAAGATGAAAAATAAACACATTCGTAAGTATTCTGAGTTCTTAGTAGAGCAGGATATGGGAATGCCACCTGCTCCTGGAGCACCTGGCGCAGCTGCACCTAAACCGATCGAGTATAAATTCCTGTTTATGACTGGAAAAGACGATGCTGGTAACAGTCGTAGAAAATATCCAGACGGAAGTGTTGTAATAGAATATCCGTGTTATTCAATTAACGCAGAAAAATTAAAAGCTTGGATTCAAGAAAATATCACATCATCAGATAAAAATAAATTAAATAAGCCTGAGATTGAAATTCGTCAAAAGAGTTTAGAAGATATTGTTAAAGGCGATCGTATAAACATTTCAAGAGAAGATTTACCGTTTATTGAAAAATTAAAAAATGCATCTGCTTCTAATCTTATATCTAAACAATTACCTGATGTCACAGTAGTGTTTACTAACGATACTCCTACTACTGAAGATATCGATGTAACCTTTATAAAACACAAAAAGTAATGATTAAGTCATTTATTGAATTTATAAACGAGAACATGGATCAAAGGTCTCAATTCATTAAAGAGATATCCCAAGTTTTAATTAATAAACTTCGTCAGTCTAACCTAAAAGAGAGTGAAGAATATACCGTTTTTGCTGGCATGGAATTCCAAGAGCCATTTACTTTTGATTTAATTTTAAACGTACGTAGAGATTCTTCGCCAACTCTAGAAGAGGACAACCATTTTAATGGGTTACCTTGGGAAAAAATAAACTTTGATAATTTAGGATATAGCATAGATGCCAATGTTCGAATGAATAGATCTAAAATAAAAGTGCCGACTATCACACTACATATTATTTTAAATCCAAAGGAGGAACCTATTCTCTATAGCAAACTATATTATCGACTAATTGATATCCTAACTCATGAAACTAATCACCTAGATCAGTTAGGTATTAATCGTAATCCATTTAATGTTCATGTTAGTAGTAAAATGGAAAGAAATAATGCTAAGAAGAGCTATAAATATTTCTTATTAAATGATGAGATTGAATCAATGGTTGAAGGAATGTATGCAAGCTCAAAAGCTCAAAATATTCCATTAGACCAAGTATTTGATAACTACTTACTTCCACTTATTCAATCTAGATACATAACTAAGGATGAATATGATCAAGTCATAAAGTCTTGGGTTACTCAAGCACTAGAAAATTATCCAGATGCTACCTTTTCAAACAAAGTAGATCATATAATCGATTCAATTTAAGAACCACTTCATATTTTCTAGTAAAATACTATAAAAAGTATTAAATATGAACGATTTTGAAAAATTAAAAGCGGAAATTGCATCAGTTCAAGCTGTAATATTCGAACCAATTATTTCTCTTGTATCAGCTGCAGAAGATGATGCTGATAAGTATTATGGAAAAGGCGTAAAAAGCGCGGGTAACCGACTTAAAAAGAAAATGCAAGAGATTCGTAAAGCAATTAAGCATCCAATGGTTAAAGCTGAAATGACTAAAATTCAAGAAGGTGCAAAAAATCTTCGTCAAACTTTGACTGACGAGATCGCAGCAAAATAAGAATTACATCAAACCTCTAAACTATGAAAATGCCTCTTTTTGAGGCATTTTTTTTGTTTTCTTAAAACTTTTATCGAAGTGCTAGTAAAAGAATATAAAAATAACAACAAAAATTATGACAGATTTTTTTGATTTACCAGAAGACGGATTCACAAAGAAACCTCAGGCTGGTGGCGGTAAAAAAGTAGATCCGAACGTGTATGATCCGGATCCGAATGCACACAATGGTTCGTATAAATCAGTATTTAGATTTATCCCTTATGTGTTTGACAAAACAAAAAGCAAGTACACAAAGTACACTGCTAAGTTTTGGAATCCTTTAACTAAGGAATCCTTAATTATTGATTGTCCTTCGAATGTTGAGAAACCTTCGATCCTATGGACAATGGAATCAGTTCTAAGATCTTTGAAAAAAGAAGAACCTGAAATTGCTGAAGAAATTGGTAGAAACTTCTCACGATGGAGTACTAACCACTCAGCTGTTTACATTAAGAAAGATCCACAAAGACCTGATCTTGAAGGAAGTATTAAAATCTTCAAGTTTAGAAATCAAATTGGAATGCTTATTGACCAGTTAGTAAATCCTGAAGAGCTTGATGGATTCTCAACCAGCAAAAAAGTAAATCCTTATCACCTACTTGAAGGAAAAGATCTTCTTTGCGTAGTTGGTAAAAAGACTAAAGATTTTAGAGATTGGTCTAAATGTAAATTCATGGATGAAGTTACTCCGCTAGTATTTAAAATCGGTGATACTCAAGTACAAGTTAAGAATGATGAAAAATCAGTTAAGCTTGTTACTGAGTTTATGACTAAAAATACTCCAAAAATGGATGAGTATTTTCACCAAGACTGGACAGAAGAGACTTTTAGTAAAGTAGCTGAAGCAATTGTTGCAGCAGTTCCTCAAAGAGAAGTTCTTGAGATGATTCTTGAAAGAAGCAAAGATTCCAAAATGAATGAGCTTATTCGCTCTAAAATGAAGAATGGAAAGTCAAATGCGCCTAAGGCAAGCGTTAATGATGACCTAGAGTTTTCAAGTACACCAGCCGCACCTAGTGAAAAACCAGTAGCTGAATCTGCTTCTTCAACTGACTCAGATGATGAATATGATTCACTATTCTCAAACCTATAAAAATAATTTATACTAATCATGGAAGAAAATACAGAAGCTCAAGTTTCTCTTGAAAAAGATAAAATCCAATCTGGAGAACAATCTCCTCAAAATATTTTATTTGGTTCTATTACATACGCAGATGATACTGCATATGAGGACTTTATCGGTAAAATGAATATCAGCCAAGCTCTTTTTGTCCTGATTGCATCAGCTAATTATTCTCAAGCTAAGGGAGGATTTAATCTTCTTGAGTCTGAAACTTTATCGGCAGCAATTAGAGCAATTCGTAAGACTAGCGAAGCTACCGATAAAAAATAAAAAATTAGCATGGACTTAATCATAGACGGAAACGCTTTTATTAATGTCGCAATTAGCGTCACTAAGTCATTGTCTGCAAAAGATAAGAGAACTGGTGACGCTTACTATGTTAATGATTTATTTAATGATGATGCGTTTATACTAAAGGATCATGTAAGAGTAACATTTAGAAATTTTTGTTTCACCTACTTAAATTCTTTAATTGCACCAATTTCGTCTCATCCTGAAAAAGTCCATATTGTTTTTGATTCAGCTAGTTGGAGAAAAGAGTACACTAATGAATTCTTTAAGAATTCAGATTTTAAGACTACCTCTGCTCCTACTGAGTTTAAATACAAAGGGACTCGTAAATACGATGACCATCAATATCTCTTTTTTGACTACTTCCAAAATGTTATTATGGCTCCATTAGTTGCCAAGCCTGGAATAAATCAATATAAGTTTAAAGGTACTGAAGGCGACGACATCATTGCATATCTATGCGACGTTTTAAAATGCGACATCTTAATCTATACAGTAGATCAAGATATTAAGCAGACTACTGGGATCACTGATAAAAATGTACTTGTAATAACGCCTAAGCAAATGGCTAAGACCAAGAGACTTTTTGTTCCATCTCAATTAATCCCTACTGTTGCTAATGAAGAAGTAGACAATTTCTTTTCACTAAGCGACGACCATATTACTGGAGCAACTATTGAAAAAACTATCTCGAACCTAATCAATAAAGACTATGTAGAGTACAAAGTAGATTTTGTTGATGAAGTACTAAGTAAGATATTATTGGGCGACAAGTCAGATAATATTCCAAAAATTACAAGTGTTACGCCAACCAAAGCTAAAAAAGTAATCTCGGCAGTTTATGATAAGTTTGGAGATACTATTATTTCTCAAATAGATGATCTAAATGAAGAGGTAATTTCAAGCATTGTTTCAGAAATACAGATTGTCAATAAGATCAAAGATCAGGATAAAATTGATGAGATCAGGGAACACTTACTATTTAATATTAAGTTAACTCGTCTA